GTCTTGATGTTGAAATTGTGAAACCTCCTTATTGTTTTCAATCTTATATTGTGTGGAAAAAATGAAAAATTATATACGTTATTTAGATTATAAAGTTGATAAGAAATTACTTCTACAACAAGCAAATAAAGCAAAAGAGAGTGCTACTGGATATACTGATTCTAGGTATCCAGATATGAAATTAGGTGATTGGAAAATAGGACACTACACTAGCCCCTACATAGAACAAATTATGAAAGATTTTGGTGTTTCTGGAAAGCCTAGATTCTATTGGATGGAGCCCTTCGCAAATGTTCCAATTCATATTGACAATGGCACACAGTGTAGTCTAAATTTTATACTTACCGAAAACGCCGCCCCAATCAAGATAGGTCCTTTAGGTATCGGTCAAATGTATCGTTATCAAGCTGCGCTTTTAAATACTACTGTTCCTCACTCAGTAGTGAATAACCACCACGAACGTATAATGTTGAAAATAAGCATATTTGACGAGACCTACGAAGAGATTGATACTAGAATACCCTTCAAAATGCCATCGTGGAGAGATGCTTAGCAAGCGTCTGCTGTAATTCCTAAGTCATTGATTTCATTGGACTTTTAGTTCTTGACAATAGACCCTTTCCTTGCTATAATATAGGCTTCTAAGTCATTGATTCTATTAGGCGAAAAAAACGAAAATAATTGAAAATAATGCTTGACATTTGCCTCAATAGGTGCTATAATGTAAGCATAGAATGAAAAAACAAGCTGTGAGGGCTAATATTATGACAACTACTTGGAACCGTGACGATCTTGTTGGTTATATCTCAGACCGATACAAGGAGCTGAATGGCATTCGTCCTCGCTTTAATTGGGACGAGTGGAGCACCGAAGAGCTTGAGGCAGAGTGTGATAGCCTCAGTGCTCAGATCGAGTACGAGATCCATCGTGATCGCCTCGAAATGGAGGCGGCTCTTGGCGCCATGCTGGAGTATGCTCCAGATTTCGAAACTGCCCAACGATGGGCAAAGGAGTTTGTGTAATGAGAGCATCTAACTATCCTTGTCAGGTCGAATTGGTGAAGTATCATCTCGGCGGTATGAAAGAAGGTATGCATACCTGTGAGAAAATGGGCTTTCTAAGCTGGAACGATGCCTGTACATGGGCAGGTTCAGTGACTCAAAGCCCTAAGGTTTCGTATGTCGTCCTTGAGATGCGTGACGTAAAAACAGGCGAAATTGAGAAATTTTAATGCTTGACATTGTGCTTCCTAATGTGTATAATGTCAGCATGTTTAAAGAATTTGAGAGTGATCTCAAATAGCGACCGCAAAGTCGTTTAATTTTAATGTTAATAATCTAAAGGTGATTATATTATGGCTACAACTACTACAACTAAAACTGCTAAGGCAGCTCCTGCTAAGAACCAGAACGAGAAGATCCTTACTTTCCTCCGTTCAGGTCAGACACTTACTGAAGCACAAGCAGCTTCTATGTTCGGTGTCAAGCGTGTAAGCGCACGAGTAGCAGAACTCCGTGCAGCAGGCTACCCTGTTTACGCTAATGTAAACAAGTCAGGCAAAACTGCTTATCGTCTAGGTCGTCCTAGCCGTGCAATGATTGCCGCAGCTTATGCAGCAGCTGGATCTTCAGTATTCAGCTAGTAGTAATGTCCTGAGCAAGAGTTTAAACTGCTCACCCTATCTAATTTTTAGGAAATATATTATGAATGCAAATTATGCGTTATTTTTTGTAACTGAAACCTTCTATGAAGAAGATTATGACACTGGTGAAACTACTAGTTCCACTATACAATATGCTTGTACATCTGAAAATTTGTCAAGTTATGTTGAGAATGTTAATCATTCACGAAAAATCTCAATTGAGAAAATAGAAGTGAATCCTATTAAACGCAAAGTAAGTTATACTGAAAAGTTACCTTATCTAAGGGTATCTTAGTAGTAATGTCCTGGGCATGATGCGAAACTGCTCACTCAAATTCATTAGGAGGTAATATGGCAAATCATGTTGATAACTACATTCAAGTTCAAGGCAGTGCAGAAGCAGAAGCCGAATTTGAGCGAATCTTTGGAGGTCTTATTGGTGATGACAAATCATTGTTTGATGCCGAGTTCCTTCCAAGAAACGAAGATGGTAAAGTAGACATAGATTCAGTAGGCGCAAAATGGGCTTTTGTCGAAGATGCTGCCGATGATTATGCTTGCGTTACTTCAGCATGGTCTGCTGTATTACCTTTTGTTGAGTTTCTAGGTGACCACCTGTTAGAAATTGACGAGAAGGTTCGAATTACTTGTCAATTTACAGATGAAGGTTACAACTTTGTTGGCTCAGCTTTATATCATGATGGCTACATCATAGCAGACGAAGAGTACTACGAAGATTTGGTCGAGTCTCGTATGTCATATCTTTCTGCCAACGGAGAAGAAGTGCCAGAAGATTCTGATGAGTATGATCCGTGGGAAGATGATGGTTGGCATGACTTTGTTAATGATAGAGTTCATGCGTTAGAAGTCGATCTATTGGAAACTTGTGAAAATGCAGCATAGTACAGATACTTTTGAGTACACTAGAGGTATAACAGCCTCTACTTTTGATCTACTACATGCTGGTCATATCACTATGCTCAAAGAAGCGCACAATCAGTGCGACTATCTTATTTGTGCGTTACAAACTGATCCTACAATCGACAGACCTACAAGTAAGAACAAGCCTATTCAATCTTTGGTAGAGCGATACATTCAACTTGAAGCAGTAAAGTATGTTGATGAGATTGTGGTGTATCAAACCGAAAAAGATTTAGAAGATTTGCTTCGGGTTATGGATGTTCAGACTCGTATTCTCGGCGAAGAATATCGTAATTGTAATTTTACAGGCAAGGACATTTGTGAGGCTCGTGGTATTAAACTTTATTTCAATAAACGAGAACATAGTTTCTCTACAACTGAATTGAGAGAACGAATCTATGCCGCTAAACCAGTCAGTGTTAAAGCTGTTCCTTGAGGATTGGGAATTTAATATGAATGAATCAGATGTGAAAAGAAAGATCGCAAAGGTAGTTATCGCTGGTCGTAAGTCGTTAGATCCTTCTTTCAAAATGTATTGGAAAAATACGGCTAAAACTTTGGCGACTAAATATGATGTGAACCTATCAGAAATAGAAAAATGCCCGGAGTTTTATTATGAACCTAAAATTAGTCGCATCCACTAAAATTTTCAAAAACATTGGTACAACAGACGTACCAATGTGGAGATGTGTTGGTGGAAATGAGTATATCATCGAACGATTTAAGAAAGAGCCTAAATGGCACAAAGTAGGAGAAGCCGTAACAAAGTTTCAACATATTCTTCAGAGCAAATTAGATCAATCTGTTACTGAGATATATTCTGGATTTGATCTCTATGAAAATGATACTCTTACTCATAGTGAATTTTTTCAACTAGAAAATGGAGGAACTGTAGACTTTCCTGCTGAAGATTTGACAAAGATTGATGTGACGGAAGCAATGGATGGCCTTAAAGGACTGTAGATTCACTATAGGTTACACTTACTATAATGAACCTGAATTGCTTCTTGAGCAAATTTCTCTTTGGAAAAAATATCCACATCAAATAGAAATAATTTTAGTTGATGATGGGTCTGAACTTTTTCCAGCATATGAATATGTAAAAGACCTTGAACTACCAAATTTTCACCTCTATGTAGTAGATGAAGATTTGGGGTTCAACAGTCATGGTTGTAGAAATCTAATTTCCAAAGTTGCGTCTTGTGACTTTATTTTATTCTCTGATATTGATTGTCAATTTTCACCAGAGACAATTGCCTTTTTAAAAACAATAAAATACGCAGAAAATCAGCTATATAAATTTTCATTTTATTCTACTTTTGATTTTAGATATATCAAATTTCCTGGACATCCTAATGTTTTTATAGTCAACAAAGATAAGTTCTGGGAAGCTGGCGGATACGATGAATCTTTTACTGGCTGGCATCATGGTGATAAAGAGTTTATTGAAAGATTAGAAAAAAAAGTCGAAGTTGTTTCTATAAATTCATCAATAGGATTCACAGTAGTTAGAGGCTCTAGAATAACTATTGCAAACAAAAAAATCAAGAAAACTACGTATGATGACGAAAATATGATATTATATGTACCTTCTTCCATGCCTCCAGAATCAGAATTAAAAGGCACAGTCAAAGAAAAAATTAACTTCTCGTATTCTCGATTATTATAAATACAGTTATGATGAAATTTAGCAAGTTTTTAAAAGAAGAAGCGGGTTCAGACGACAAGCTGAAACACCTAGAGCATGTAGAAGATCATGTTGTTCACGGTGGTTCAGAAGGGTTTGCACATGCCTTTCACGCCCTGAATGGTGTTCACGAGCAACTCAGAGGCGGAAAGAGCAGCACAAAGATTACTATGAAATACGATGGTAGTCCTTCTGTTGTTTTTGGCACACATCCTGAAACTGGTAAATTCTTTGTTGGTTCTAAATCTGTATTCAACAAAAAACCTAAGCTAAACTACACACCGGAAGACATTGAAAATAATCACGGTCATGCTCCTGGTCTTGTTACTAAACTAAAAGCAGCACTTGAGCATCTTCCTAAAGTGCATGACGGTAAGGGCATCTATCAAGCAGACATTATGCATGCTGGAGATGTCAAGCACGAAGGGCATCGGGTATCGTACAAGACAAACACTATCACCTATCATCATCCTGCTGATTCAGAACACGCACAGAAAGCAGTGAATTCTAAGATAGGTGTTGCTATACACACTGCCTACGAAGGCAAGAAGTTTGAGGACATGAAAGTCAAACAAGGTCATGTTCCTGAACTTAAAGATCATGAAGATGTACACCAGTTACCTATTCACCACGATGTGTCTAAGGCAGTGTACACACAAGCTGACCAATCTGAATACAAAAAGCATTTAGACGCAGCGGTTGAAGTATTCAAGAAGACACCGAAAGAAGCACATGAGGCAGTATCAAAGCATGTAACTCCTCTCAAAACTTACATGAACGCTACAGTAAGAGACGGCTCTACTCCTTCACATGAAGGCTTTGCTAAACATTACTCTACTGCAATGAAAAAGAAAGTCGCTGGTGTCAAGACAGACGCAGCAAAAGCAAGACATACTAAAACTCACGATGACACGATGAGTCATGTAAATAAGAACAAAGAACATATTGAAAGCGTCATTGCGATGCAACAACACCTACAAAAAGCAAAAGGTGTGCTAACAAACGCTCTCAATTCACATAACACAATAGGACACGAAATAGCAGGCGCTCCTACAAATCCAGAAGGATATGTAATACATCATGATGGAAAGCCGTCTAAACTTGTCCATAGACACGAATTCAGTGCCGCAAACTTTGCGAGGGCAGGTGACTAATGGCTGACAAGCATATGGTATTCAGTTTCGGTCGATTCAATCCTCCGACTGCTGGTCACAGTAAAGTAGTTGACCACGTTATGAAAACCGCTGAAAAGCACGGTGCTGACCATAAAGTTATTGTCAGTCACTCACAAGACAAGCACAAGAATCCTTTGTCAGGACAGCACAAAGTTGACTATGTAAAACATATTCATCCAGACGCAAACGTGGAAGCATCAACAAAAGAGCATCCTCATTTCATGGCACATTTAGCCAAGATGCACAAAGATGGATACTCACATGTAACAATGGTCGCAGGTTCAGACAGAGTGGAAGAGTTTCAAAAACTCGCTGATAAATACAACGGCCCTAACGGTCAGTATCATTTCAAGCATCTCAAAGTAGTCTCAGCAGGACACAGAGATCCTGATTCTGAAGGCACAGAAGGCGTGAGTGGTACAAAGATGCGAGCACATGCAGGAAATAACGATTATAAATCATTCAAGTCAGGCTTACACCCAAACGCATCAGACGAACACGCTAAGAAATTATTTAATGCTACAAGAAGTGGCATGGGATTACAAGAAGGTCAAACTAGATTATCTTTTGGAGCATTTTTAAATGAACAGAGAAGCAGTATTTAATCAACTAAAAATAGACGAAGGCGTGGAGTACGAAATCTATGAAGATCACCTCGGCCTACCAACCTTTGGAGTCGGTCATCTTATCCTCGAAAGTGACGAGGAATATGGAAAACCAGTTGGAACTCCAGTTGACGAAGAAAGAGTCAGGGAATGTTTCGAGAGAGACCTTGATACTGCCATCGGAGAGTGTAGAACTCTATACGGAGAAGGGACATTTGGAGACCTACCAGACGAGGTCCAGCAGATCCTGGTTAACATGATGTTTAACATGGGACGTCCTCGTCTCAGCGGATTCAAAAAGTTCAATGCCGCAATAGAAGCAGGCGATTGGACAGAAGCAGCAAAAGAAGGTAGAGATTCACGATGGTACAATCAGGTATCTAATCGTGCTGAAAGATTAATGGTAAGGCTTGAGAACTTGGCAAGTTTAGATAGATAATAAAACGGAGAATAATAATGTTATCAACTGAGTTTCATCATCACGCATGTATCGCAAGACTAGCATATAAAGACCTAGACAAAGAAGTACGCAAAGAATGGAAAGCACTTGGCTTTACTAGTGTTAAGTTTTTTGACATCGAAGGCGCACAAGCGTATGTCGTTGGTAACAAAGACCGAATCACTGTAGCATTTCGTGGCACTGAGCCAACTGAAAAGAGTGATGTCTTTGCTGACTTAGAAGCAACTCACGAAAGAGGATTTCACGAAGGGTTTTTTGAAGAGTACGAAAAGCTAGAACTTAAAGTACATGGCGAAGTAGCGAAACTCATGGGACGCAAGAAGCGTCCAGT